CCAGTCCGACTTGAAGATCATCCAGAACTTCAAATACAAATGCAGGATCACAACTCAGAATGGGCAAAGAAAGGTCACATAGAAATAGGCGGACAATTATTATGTAAGATGGCACAAGAGAGAGCGATAGCTAGAGATAAACACTTTAGTGAACTATCTGCTTCTCAAGTAGATTCTGTTGATAATACTTATTTTAAAGACCAAGACAATCGAATGGCGACCAAACAAGTGTTTGAGCGTAAATCGAGAACAACTTTTGGGAAAGATTCTTAGAATCTTTTTTTATTAATTTAATAAGGAGACAATTATGTCAACCACAGCAACTCCCTATGGGAGCAGACCTATTGGTACTATCGTTGGAAGCCCTTATCAAGGAAAAGTTACACATTACAAAATCAAAAATGCATATGGTACAGACATATTCTATGGCGATATTGTAAAGTTAGCTGATGACAATCCTAATACTACTATCCAAAAAGATACTGGTACTACGACTTTAACACCAATTGGTGTTTTCCTTGGTTGTGCTTACACTGATCCTACTACAGGTCAATTCACACCAAATCAATATTTTCCAGCTTCAATAGCTGCAGATGATATTGTTGCGTATGTTGCTACTGATCCTTTTGTAATCATGCAAATGCAAGGCGATGAAACTCTTACTCAAGATGACTTGGGCAAGAATTGTGCTATCGTGCAAACTGCAGGAACTACAACTATTGGAAACAGTAAAAACAGCGTAGATGGGAGTACAGCAGCTAATACCGCCACACTACCACTAAAGATTATCGACTTTGTCGATGGTCCTGATAGTGCAATTGGCGATGAGTTTACTGATGTACTTGTAATGTTTAACGTAGGGCATCAATTGCTCAACACAACTGGCATAGGCTAAGGAGTAAATAATGGCAGCTATATCAAGAGCTAATGAGCTCAAGCAACTATTACCTGGACTTAACGCCTTGTTTGGTGAAGAGTATGGTAATTACGAAAACGAGCACGAAGAAATTTATGTTTCAGAGAATTCCGAGAGATCATTTGAGGAAGAACTAAAACTATCTGGCTTCGGTGCAGCACCCGTAAAGAATGAAGGATCAACTATCAGTTATGATACTGCTCAAGAATCTTTTGTGGCTCGTTACACACACGAAACTATCGCAATGGGATATTCAGTTACAGAGGAAGCTATGGAAGATAATCTATATGTTTCTTTGTCAGCTAGATATACTAAAGCACTAGCTCGTGCAATGGCTTACACAAAGCAAGTAAAAGGAGCATTTCCATTAAACAATGGATTTAGCACTGCATTTACTTCAGGCGATGGGGTTGCTTTATTTAGCACAGCTCATCCACTTGTAAGTGGCGGAACTAACAGCAATAGACCTTCAACAGGAGCTGACTTGAATGAAACATCTTTAGAAGATGCGATCATCCAAATCGGTAAATATACTGATGAAAGAGGTCTTAAAATTGCTGCACGAGCTAAAAAACTAATAGTACCATCTGAACTTCAGTTTGTTGCTACTAGACTTTTACAAAGTGACTATAGAGTTGGAACGGCTGACAATGACATCAATGCGGTAAAAACTAATGGAGTGATTCCAGAAGGCTATTCAGTTAATCATTATTTAACTGATACTAATGCTTTCTTTATCACTACTGATGTTCCAGACGGCATGAAGCATTTCGTCAGAGCACCGATGACAACATCTATGGATGGTGATTTTGAAACTGGTAATGTTAGATATAAAGCTAGAGAAAGATATTCCTTTGGAGTATCCGATCCGCTTGGTATCTATGGTTCACCAGGTAGTTCGTAAGAACTTTGAAGGGGGAGCTTATGTTCCCCCTTTTTTTTTAATCTAGGGAATTTTTAATTAATCTATCAACTGCCCTAGCAGACTTGCCAAGATGATAGATACTTTCTTTTAGGAGAATAAAATGGCTAACACAACATTTAATGGACCAGTTAGGTCCGAAAACGGCTTTAAAACTATTGATACAAATTCATCAACAGGAGCTATCACTGATGGGTTGGTAATCAACGCTGATGGTAATATCTATACTGATGATGGTGGACATATTCAATATGCAGCAGCTACAGGGGTTGGACCTTCTGATTTAATTATAGGTAAAAGCGGAAGCCAATACGGCACAGCTAATCCTTATGCAGAAAGTGCAACAGCTTTATTTCCACTAGGTTCTAAAATGATTTATGGTAACAACGTATATCGTTATGTTGGTATCGGTGGAACTGCAGTAACAGCAGGTAAACTTTTACAACAACCAGCAGTAGTTTCTGACCATGCAAACATGGCAGCAACAGCAGCAGTAGCAGCAGGTGAAACAGCAATATCTGTAGAAACAGGTGGTACTGACATTACTTTAAATCAATACGCAGGTGGTTATCTTTGGGTGAACGATGTAAATGGTGAAGGACAAATGCTTAGAGTAAAATCTAATCCTGCTCATGACCATTCAGCAGACCCTTCAATTGTAATTACTTGTTATGATGCACTTGCAACTGCTTTAACAACAAATTCACAATTAACTTTATTAGCTGACCCTTCTAATGACCTTATCGTTGCACCAGCAACAGAAACAGGTGCATTAATGGGTGCTACAGTAATTGACCTTACAGCAGATTACTTTGGTTGGGCAGTTATATCAGGACCAGCAGCTTTATTAACTGTAGGAACTTTAGTTGTAGGTAATGCAGCAGTTCGTTCAGGTGGTACAGCAGGTGGTGTAGCTCCAGCAACAGACAATGTGTTAATGGAAGTTGGTGATGTAATGGCTGTATCAGCGAATACAGAATACTCACTAATTAACATGAACTTAGGTTAAGGAGTAAATTATGTCAGGATATTCAGATGTAAGAGCAGTTACTATAACTGCCGATACAGTAGCATTAGATGCTGATGGAATATCAGTCGCAGCCTCAGTTGGAAATAACGCAGCACTTGTAATAGGTGGTGCGTTAGCTTCAGGTGGTGCAGTTTCACTTAGTCATGGAAGGATTGTAACGATCCTTTCTGCTGGGAATGATGCAGCTAAATCTTTTACTGTAACTGGCACTGATGTTAATGGAGATGCTCAAACAGAATCCATTACAGGTGCTAACGCAGGTACTGCTACTGGAACTAAGTTTTTTAAAACTATATCAGGCATTTCAGCAGTTGGTAATCCAGCAGGTAATGTCTCAGCAGGAGTTAATGCTTCAGCAGCAGATGTTATATTTGCAGGAAGAAGTAGACTTAAAGGTATTTATTTAACAAGTACAGCCACAGCAGGTACTGTTGATTTCTTAAATACTTCTCCTTCAGGTACAAGTATTATGGGATTAAGTTCTGTTGGTGATGCTGATGCAACAAGAGATGTAGTTATACCAGATGAAGGCGTAGTGTTTTCTGCAGGTATCTATGTTGAATATACTGTATCAACATTTTTAACAATGACAGTATTTCACGCTTAGGAGATTATTATGAAATATATTATTTCAGAAACAGGTCAATTTCCACCTCAATATAAAGTTCTTCAAGAAAATAAAAATGGAATATGGACACCAATTTTTGGTCCTGATCCTGATCTTGAAGATGCTCAAAGAAAAGTTGCAGAAATGCAGCCTTCTAAAAAGGTTGAAGAGCCTATAGTTGAGGTTAAGGTAAAAGAACCTAAAAAAGTTGTAGCTAAAAAAGCTCCAGCTAAAAAAGGTAAGTCTAAAAAAACTGCTACTAAAAAATAGCATAACTCACTTTGTTTATAGTACCCTTACAGAGGGTACTATAACTATTTAATTTAAAAGGTAACTTATGAAAAAATCTAAATATATGAAAGGTGGCGGTAAATCATCAAAATATAAAGCTGCTGGTGGTATGAAAACTGAAGTAGGCAAAGAAGCTAAAACTCAATCGTACAAAGAATATGTGCAAAAAATGTTTGGCGGTGGAATGACTGAACCATCTATGAAAAGAAATAAAATGATGGGTGGTGGGATGACTGAACCA